CAACAGTTTCCTAATGTTGAGTATTTCTGTACTGCAGTTACACTTCCAAGTATTTCTTTAACAGAAGCAACTGAACCTTATCGTGGTGCAAATCTTGGTATGACAGGGGATAGAATAAATTTTGATGAACTTGCTATTCGTTTTAATGTAACCGAAGATATGGATAATTACATAGAAATGTTTAATTGGATGCATAATATCATTAAAGACCCTAAGGGCGAATCTTACAAGTTTGATGCTACTCTATCCATATTAACTTCTCACAATAACGTAAGTAGGGAAGTAACATTTAGTGATTGTTTTCCTACAACACTTTCTGCAATAGAATTTTCTACACAGCAAACGGACATTGAGTACTTACAAGCAGACGCTAGTTTTAAATATACTTACTTTGAAATTAAATAATGGTTTACATTTGTCTTGTTTTGTAGTATAATAGTACATAAAACAGAACATTCTTAAACCAGGGATTACATTATGAATAATTTAGAAAAGATACTAGAAATGTGGAAAAAGGATTCTCCTATAGATGATATGCGTCTTGATGAGTCCTCTAGAGATTCTGCAAAACTACACGCCAAATACCTAGAACTCTATAGTGTAAATAAAATCAAGTTAAAGAAGCTCGATCTGGACTTTAAAGTAATCCTTAGAGACAAATTTATGCACTATAATGGTAAATTATCCAAAGAAGAAATGGATGAAAAGGGATGGGACTATGATCCATTGAATGGTCTCACAGTACTTAAAGGTGATATGGATAAGTGGTATGATGCAGATCCTATCATACAAGAACATCAAGCCAAGATGGAATACCAAAAAGAAATCTGTGATACTCTAAAAGAGATTATGGAGAATATTAAATGGCGACATCAGAATATCAAGAATATGATTGAGTGGAGAAAATTCACTAGTGGAATTTAAGATATACGAACATCGTTATACCTTTGAAGGGCAGTTTGCATATGCTGCTGGCATGATAAAACATGCATTAGAACTTATGGGATATACCGAAGGAGATAATCCAGACTTGCACGTATATAACCACACTTGTCGCGATTTAGAACCTGATATGCCAGAGAATAGTATCATATTTAAACCAACTGCTCCTACGAGCCAACACTTTCAGATAGATAGAAATGGTTACGCCAATAGCTCAGATTTAACGTTTAATGATCCTACTCCTATTAGTGATTTTAGAAAATATAATAAATCTGAGATTAACTATATTCAATCCCTTATAGAGAGAAGAGCCAATAAATGGGACCACTCTATACTAATAAATGGATGGAAAGAGGTGGAGGATGTAAGTGATGACCACATACTTGTAATCGGTCAAATGCCTAATGATGAAACCGTCGATGGTTTTGGTTGGCCTGGACACATACAGAGAATAGATACAATTCTAGATAAACTCGAAGGAGAAAATGTAGTTCTTAAATTGCATCCGAGATATAGACCACATACTATTCGCGAAAAGCAATTATTAAGAAAGTGGGAAAAAATGGATATACAAATACTCAAAGGTTATGACACAATACACTCAGTATTACCTAAGACCCGAGTAGCTATATTGGATAATAGTACAGCTGGAATTGAATGTATGATGCATGATGTTCCGATGATAACATATGGGCATCCGGATTACCACTGGGTAACTAAAGATATCAGATCGCCGGTTCAATTAAAGGAATCCGTAAAAGACCTTAATTGGTATAATAAGGAATTAACGAGAAGGTTTTTATGTTACTACATTTTTGAATATCTTTGTTGTGATATAGATACTACTATTAATAGGTTACAAGAAATACTCTAATGGACATAATCAAGGTCAAAAAGAAGAACGAATCGTTTTTGGAAATACAGACCGAACCCTCTATAGAACAAGAACTAGCAGAACACTTCTGTTTCTATGTGCCTGGTTATAAATTCATGCCAGCATATAAGAATAGGATGTGGGATGGCAAGATCAGATTGTTTGACCTAAGAAAGAAAACACTATATACTGGATTATTCCAATATATGCAAGAATTTGCAAATGCTAGATGTTACGATATAGAACTTGATAATGGTGAGTATGGTATGCCAGGTGCCAAGAATGTTGTGGACATACCTGCGCTTTTAAACGAACTTACTATAACGGCAAGTGGAGAAAAAATTACTCCTAGAGATTATCAGTTAAATGCATTAGAACATGCACTCACAAATAGCCAATCATTACTTTTATCACCTACTGCATCGGGTAAGTCACTTATCATTTACATGGCAGTAAGATTCTTTTTAGAAGCCTCTGACCAGAATGTATTATTAATAGTACCTACAACATCTCTTGTAGAACAGATGTATTCAGATTTCGGCGATTACTCACAGTTTGATGAATGGGATGTAAATGAAAATTGCCATAAAATTTATGCTGGTAAGGAAAAATATAACATATCACAACGAGTAGTTATCACTACATGGCAGTCAATATATAAAGAAAAGTCTACATGGTTTCAGCCTTATGGTATGGTAATTGGTGATGAAGCTCACTCATTTAAGGCAAAGTCACTTACAGCCATATTAGAAAAATGTACAGAATGTAAATTTCGTATGGGCACTACAGGTACACTTGACGGAACACAAACACACCAATTGGTGCTAGAAGGTTTATTTGGGCCGGTTCACAAAGTCACTACTACAAAGAAATTAATGGATAGTGATGATTTGGCCAAGTTGGATATTAAAATATTATTACTTAAATATGCTGACGAATTTTGTAAAGAGAAACGCGACTATCAGGCTGAAATGGATTTTATAGTAAAGTATGATCCGCGGAATAATTTTATTTCTAATCTAGCTATGGATTGTGATGGGAACACACTCATATTATTCCAATATGTCGATAAACACGGCAAACCTCTACATGATAAGTTAAAGACTAAATTTGAAAAAATGAATATAACACAAAGGAAATTATTTTATGTGTCAGGAGAAACAGACGTTGACACTAGGGAAGAGATTAGGGCTATTACTGAAGAACAGGACGACGCTATTATCGTTGCTTCTATGGGCACTTTTTCAACTGGTATTAATATTAAACGCCTTCATAACATAATTTTTGCAAGTCCATCGAAGTCTCAGATTAGAGTATTACAAAGTATAGGTAGAGGATTAAGAAAATCAGCTGATGGCAGAAATACTATAGTGTATGACATTGCAGATGATTTACATTGGAAGTCCAGAAAGAATTATACATTAGTTCATGCGGCAGAGCGCATTAAAATATATTCAAAAGAAAAATTTGACTATGAGCTATTTGATATAAATATATAATATGGAAAACTTAAATATAAGAAATTTTAAACTCATTAATGGCGATAATATCATTGCCTTGGTTAACTCTGATAATAGGGATAATTATATAGTGGAAAGACCTGTCGCTGTTTACAGCACTATGATAGGAGGCTATTCGTTTACTCCTTGGTTTCCATTTTCTGATAATAATAGAGTGTCTATTGATAAACATAATATAGTGGGTGATTCGGGCGTACAGAATGAAATTAAAAAGGAATACATGAAGTTCGCTCTGCAAAGAACTAAGTTTACGGCTCCTGAATCCCAAGAAGCTATTCTACAAAGAATTACAGATGAAATTGCAAACCGTTTTGAAGTCACAGAAGAAGTAACAGATGAGGACTATGAGCCAGTACCGACTGAGGAGATGATACATTAATATGGTATACCTCTACCCCCTCGGTGGACTATATTATTATATACCATAAAGCCCATTTTGTCAACACTTTTGATGAAAATAATTAAATCTTTTTTACAGATTTTTGTTTACAAATGAATGAAAGCATGTTATAATATACTAATTATGGAGGAAACCCAAGATGGCAAAACTAAAGCCTAGAGAAAAACCACATTATGTTAATAACCGAGAGTTCTCGGAAGCAGTCTTTGATTATGCTAAAGAAGTAGCTGCATGTCGTGAAAGTAAAACACAACCACCTAAAGTGACAGATTACATTGCAAAATGTTTTATTAAGATTGCAGAGGGGTTATCACATAGACCAAACTTTGTAAGATATACTTACCGAGAAGAAATGGTTATGGATGCCGTTGAGAACTGTTTAAGAGCAATCGGCAATTATAATATCGAAGCATCTACCCGTACAGGTAAACCTAACGCATTCTCTTACTTTACACAGATATGCTATTTCGCCTTCATTAGGCGAATAACCAAAGAAAAGAAACAACAAGATATTAAGTTCAAGTTCATTGAAAAGATGGGTATTGAAGACTTTGTTGCAATGGGTATGGATAACGAAGGTGCACAACAAACCATGCAGTATGTTGATACACTTAGACAAAGAATTGATCAAGTAAAAACTAAAGATGCTAAGATCAAAGAATTTGCAAAAGAAGAAAAGGAAAGAGAAAAACTAGAACTCTTTATGGTATAATGAAATGAAAAATAGATTTGATTTAGAAACAGATATAATGCAAGCTTGGAACACTACAGAAGATATTGATTTAATTTATCATGCAACAGATAAGTTAAAGTTAAATGCTAAAGATTGTGATACATTACAAAACCAATTGCTAGGTCTAAAATATATTACAGAGCTACGATTTCAAAAGCTTTGGGATACATTTGAAAGTTCAATTAACAATGGAGTATTTAATGACTTGGAATCATAAACCCGCCGATGAGAAACCGTATATTACATTGACTTGTAATCCATACGAAGATAAAAGTTCAACTAATACGCGAATCACCATTGACGTAATGGAAAAAGATTTGAGCAAAGATGATATGATTGAAATATTAGAAAAATTTATGAAATCAATGGGTTATCATTTTAATGAAGGCGAACACTTAGGCATTGAATACGAAGGTTTATGATTAATATGTGGAAATATGAATGTAAAGCAGGCGTCTATTCAGAGACATCACTAATTAAACTTTTATGGACTATTCACAGCCATAGAATGTATCACTTAATTAATCATGGGAGGTATGCAGATTGAAAGTAGCAATATTAAATGATACCCATTGTGGGGTAAGAAACTCATCTGATATATTTTTACAGTATCAAGAAAGATTCTATCAAGAGATTTTCTTTCCTTACTTGAAAGAACATAATATCAAGAACATTCTACATTTAGGAGACTATTATGAACACAGAAAGTTCGTTAACTTTAAAGCACTTAATGCTAATCGTAAGCATTTTCTTGAGCCTATGCGCGATGCCGGTATTACTATGGATATTATACCCGGAAATCATGACGTATACTTTAAAAATACAAATGAACTGTGCAGCCTTAAAGAACTGTTGGGGTATTTTACCAGCAATGTAAATATCGTAATGAAACCTACTGTCTTGGATTATGACGGCCTAGGAGTTGCAGTTATACCATGGATTAATAATGACAACTATGAAGAATATACAAAGTGGGCAATGACGTGTGAAGCACCTATCCTTGGAGCCCATTTGGAGTTAAAGGGGTTTGAAATGATGGCTGGTATGCCTAATCCTCACGGTATGAATGCAGATGTATTCTCCAGATTTGAAATGGTATTATCGGGGCATTTTCACACTAAATCACATCAAGGGAATGTTCACTATCTTGGTTCACAAATGGAATTTACTTGGGCAGATGTTGATGATCCTAAGTATTTTCATATTTTAGACACAGAAACTAGAGAGATAACTGCTGTTCGTAACCCTATTACTATGTTTAAAAAGGTAATCTATGATGATTCTAATAAGGATTATAATGACGTAGATGTATCTGAGTATGAGAAAAAGTTTATCAAACTAATTGTTATAAATAAAAATGACTTATATATGTTCGATAAGTTTGTGGATAAATTACAATCCATTGAGACTTATGAACTGAAGATTGCAGAATCTTTTGAAGAGTATCTGGGAGAAAGCGTCGATGACGAGAAAATATCCCTAGAAGATACTACAGAACTGCTTGATTCGTATGTTGATGCTGTTGACACAGAACTCGATAAAGAGCACATTAAGGTAGAACTAAGAAAGCTATATACTGAAGCACAAAATCTAGAGGTAGTATGATACATTTTAAATCATGTAAGTGGAAGAATTTCCTCTCCACTGGTGATGAATTCATCGAAATAAAACTTGACAAATCCCCAACCACACTCATAGTAGGACAAAACGGCGCTGGTAAATCTACTTTACTAGATGCATTGTCGTTTGGTCTTTTTGGTAAACCACATAGAGATATAGGTAAATACCAACTAATCAATTCCATTAACGAGAGAAGGGCTCTAGTAGAAGTAGAGTTTGATATTGGTAATGCAGAGTTTAAAATTGTAAGAGGTATTAAACCTAACAAGTTTGAAATTTGGCAAAACGGAAACATGATTAATCAGGCATCTAATGCCAGGGACTTTCAGAAGTTCTTAGAAACCAATATACTAAAACTTAATCATAAGAGTTTTCATCAAGTGGTAGTATTAGGTAGTAGTTCGTTTATTCCATTTATGCAGTTACCAGCATGGAGCCGTAGAGCAGTTATTGAAGACCTATTGGATATCCAGATATTCTCTAAAATGAATATGCTCTTAAAAGAAAGAAATTCAAAGATACGCGATGAGTTAACTGATATTAATCATCAGATTGAGTTATATAAAACCAAAATGGATGCTCAAGAAAGATATATCAAAGACTTGCAATCTATTAATAAGGATATGATAGAACAAAAAAGATTATCTATGGAAGACCATAAGAGTGAAATAACCAAACTGTTTGAAGAATCAAAAACCGTAGGTAAAAATTTAACAGCATTAATACAGGCAGAAGAAAAGTCACAAACCATATTTATGGATAGAATGTCAGACATTAAATCTGCACAGTCACAGAATAATAATAAAATCAAATCATTAGTAAAGGACGCAAGATTCTTTGAAGATAATGATAACTGCCCTACTTGTGAACAAGAGATTTCTCTTGATATCAAGAAAACAAAACTAGCTGATATTAAGAAAACTGCATCTGACATTCAAAGTGATATAGAAAATATACAACGAGAAGTAGGCATTGCTGAAAAAGAAGGTATTGAAATCAAGAATAAGTTAAATGAGTTGAGACAAAGACAACAACGCATTAATTCCAATAATGATAAGATATCAGTAATACAAAAAGAAGTAGATAAAATACAAAAAGAAATTTCTAATTTATCTGGACAGTCGGGTGACCTTAAAGGTGCCAAGAAAGAACTAGAAAAGGTAAGAAATTCTAAAGATAGTTGCACAGAGAAAAAATTGGCATATGTAGAAGAACGCACATATAATGAGGTTA